TCAGTTAGTCCTGAAAGCGCGGCTCCTCTTACATTTCCTTGCATTCCATAAGACGCAGCAGAAGGTAAAGCACCTGCCATGTACGAACGAGCTTGGTTCATACCTGCACCAGCCCTTAACTGCGCTTCTTTTAACGAATCCAGGTATAACTGCCTTGCTGGTTCTGACGTTGCTTGAGTTGCTTGTAAGTAGCCTAAGGTTGGCTTCAAAGAAGCAGTCTGTAAGTCATATCCAAGTCCTTGTGTCTGAGCAGCCCCTCCGAATAAACCTTGACCAAACTTAATACGTTGCATAGCTTCCTGGATAGCGGCCTGTTCGTCCTCAAATACTCTTTCGTCTCTCTGAGCTAAATACTCATCTAACATTGGATTACCACCGCCTACCCTAAGACCAGCAGAACCTCTACCAAAACCTGTTCTTGCTAATTGTTGTATTTGTTCTTCTTCAAAAGGTTGCCTAGCTTCAAATCTTTTATTAAGTATGTCAGTAACAACATCGTCAAAAGTTTCTCCGGGAATAGCACTCTGACCCATAGTAAACAAACCTTGAGCAGCTTGTTCATACTGTGGTTGCATCTCGGCGGCTCGTTGAGCTTGCCCCATGCTAATTCCAAGCTGATCTACTAGCTGTCCTTGTACATTAGCTACTTCAGGAGAAACAGTGTAGCCGCCTGTTCCTGTTGTTCCTCCAAGTGGAGTAGATACCATAGCGACAGGTCTAAAGGCTGCCATGTTTGCCGCCCTTTCACCAGCGGCTTGTTGTAAAGCTCCTTGCTTGCCCTGAGCATCGGCAATTTTTTTAGTTCCTAGATAGCTACCTGCTGCCCCTACTATCCCACCGACAACTTTACCCATTACTGTACCCTTCTCTCTAAGACATATCCTGTTAATTTAAACCCGAACTTTCTTTCAAAACCTTTGTAGTTTCTTTTAGTAGCCATCATAATCTTTTCATATCCTAGTTCTTTAGCTAATTTATTTAACTCTTGATTCCAATAATCACCATCACCATAAACTTGAATAGCTACTAAGTAATCTTCCCAAGTTGTCCAAGACATAAAACCATGTTCGTTCTCTATTAGATTGTCAGTCTCTATGTTTTTGTCTTTAGACTTTTCTAAATATCTTTTAATATCTTGCTCTGTCACTAAGCTGTACGCTTCCACATATAAACTACGATGTACGGTTGAACTACATCTGCTGTACCAGTTCCTGAAGAAGAGATACTGTGAGTATGACCGTCACCATTACCTGTTCCTGTTTCATAACCTGCAGAAGTAGCTCCACCACCTGTAGAGTAAGTACCGTATAAATGACCACTATCGTCAGGACTTCCACCAAAATAAATACCGCTTGATCCTGAACTTCCTTGAGGATAACCAGTAATAAATGTTGGTCCTCGCATTTTGTGATAGTGTTTTGGCATCTGAGCTTCTGTAAGTGCAGTAGACCCAGAAGTACCTGAAGTAGTTACTGAAACACTGTTTGTTTTACTACCGCCGGTTTCTCCTATAGTATCAAAGTCAGTGTCTCCGGTATCTATACCTACTGGTACTTTACCTGCTCCAAATGCTACCCAAGTACCAAAACCTAACAAGGTAGCAGGATTAGTAGCTACAGTAGCGTTCATGTAAATAGAACCAACAGGATACGCACCTTCTAAAGCAGACTGCACAAAAGCTGTTGTAGCTAATTTTCCAGAACTATCTGTAGAGGGTACAGGAGTTGGACCTGCTGGTGTTCCTGTAAACGTAGGACTATTTAGATCAGCCTTAGATGCAATAGCATTTGAGATAGATGTATACTCTGCATCTATTTCTGATCCTTTAATAATTTTACCTGGATCACCTGTAGTAAGTCCGTCTTTTAATGTAAAGTTAGTTGCTTTTGTATAATCAGACATAATAATTCCTAAACTGTTTTACCTGCTTTAACATAAATATCTATCTTTTGTATTGACAAAGGAGCAGAGTTAATATCTGCTTCAAATCCTAACTGTAGAATAGAACCAGAACCACCTAAGTTACTTTTAATTTCTTCTAAAACTAAACCACTAGAGTATTCAGATAAACCGTTTGCACTGACTAAATAAATCGTAGCGTTTGTTTCTTCTATAGTTCCTATTACGTTTGTTGTCTTAGGAATGTGATAAAAACCATCTCCTTCTAATCTTACATTTATAGGTAAGTCGTAACCGTTAGCCTCATCTAATACTGATTTAAAAGCAACTTGATAGTGTGTTCCGTCAGGTGCTGTTAACGTGTTAGTAGTAGGTGTGCTATTACTAAATGACTGACTACCTACAACAGATGACCCACTAACTCCGTATTTATTTACATTAAATTCTGAGACAAGACCAGATCCTGAACGTAGACGTTTAGTTATTGATCGATATGAGTTAATGTAATCAAATCCATACTTTAATGCTACGGCTTGTCCAACACCACCTACTACTACAAAGTTACCTTTCTTTAAAAACTTTATAGTTGTTGGACTACCTAAGTCAAAGTAATTAGTGTAGTAACGTAGTCTATAAGTATCCGCATCATCTAAAAACCCTAAGTATTTACCTAAGTAACCTTCTTTACCTATGAGAAGATCGCCTGTATAAGTGACATGTAAGGCGGTGGGTTCAATGCTATCCCAGATAGTAACCCTTGCTGCACCATTCTGTAGTCTACCTCGCAGATCAAAACAAAATACATACTTAGATGTCGGTAGTGTTAAAATATAAAAAGCATCTTTAGGATAGTAAGCTGCTTTAATTTTTTCTTTATTAGTTTCTGATTCTACAAATTCTACTAAGTCATCTCTAACATTAAATGATATGTCGTTAATAGGTGCTGACTTTTCCTGAATAACACGAGCAATACTTCTTACACCTGTGTCAGACAAGAACATAACATCCGTACCTGTATTAACAATACTATCTCTAGCAATACATCCTACGTTAGCTACTAAGTCTACTAACTCTAATCGAGTAACATCAATAGGGTTAGCGTAAACAGCAATGTTTCTTCTACCAAATATAATTAAGAAACCGTTGTGTGCTGCTAGTCCTACTATCTCGTCTCCGTTAGGAAACACATCAATTAATGACAAGTAACCTGAGTCACCTGATTCTAAGTTCGTACCGTCTAGTAACGCACTAAAGTATAGTGTTTGTTTATCGTTAACAATGTCAGCCCACCATGTTCTACCGTATGCACCTATAACTACATTAGGCTTAAAATCACTAGCAGAAGCGTAGGTGGTAGGTACTGAGCCAGCATCGCTAAGTAAGTTAAAACCATAAGCACCTGTGTGTGCATGACTAGCTCCTAGTTTGTGATAGACTAACGGTAAATGTCCTGCCTGTGCTAAGTAAGCATGAGGACTAATATCCGGTCCTTCACCAAACACAATACTAGCACCCATCCAGTCATTACCTGTGATGCTGTATGCTGTTGTACCTGTTCCTGGTTTATCAGCTACTGTTGTGTTTACTTCAGTAACTAATGTACTTGCACCACTAGCTCTTGACAGTATTAAATTATTACCTGCGCATAACGTTACATCTGTCTCAGGTATGTTATAAATAAACTCAATGTCGTTTGCTAATAAATCAGAGTTAGTAGAACTGTTTACTTTCTGCCAACCTCGTCTAGCACCAATACGACCAAACTTATCTATAACACAGTTGTATGCTTCTAGTGCATAGCCTGATGCAAGATCAACACTGCTCTCTTGTGTATTAACACCTAAAAAGCCTGGTGCTGATATTGTTGATGATTGTAATCTACCCGCCATTAGACTTGATGCCAGACGTATTCGTCACTGTATCTACCGTTCTCAATAGCTATATGATCTGCTAAAGACAAGTCAGCCATTGCAGTAGCTTCTTGTGCAGCTAGTCCACCATCCTCACCACGCTCTGCTACAGCCATTGCATAAGCATATTTAAGTACAGGCTCTGAAGGAACTTTAAGTACGTCTGCTCCAGCACTCAGAGGTTCTTGTGGTTTATAAATGTTAAAAAATACATTGTAAATCCCATCAGGAATAGGAAAGATATCGACTTGAGTGTCGTTATTAGCATCAACACCATTAAAGTTATAGTAGTATGGAGAACCTTTTTGTGGTGACTGATTAAGAAACAAATTATTCATCTGGCTAAAAGGCATATACTCTAAGAAAAAATTGTCCTCACTATTAATAACATCAATGACTTTAAATCTTTGTCCTGATCCTGTCATAACATAGTTAAACAAATCATTAGCAGTAGTAACCGTCAACGTTTCAGACAAAGCATTCCACTGATACGAATCTTCTACAAATCTTTTAGCATCGTTAACAAACTTACCGATAAGTTTAGAGTACGGAGTATCTGTTGTAGCAGTTACCTCGTCTTCTCTAAGTCTTATTAGTACGTCATTAACTAAATCTAAGTAGTTCATTATCTAAACCTTTTGGTTTTCTTGCTATTAGGTATTACTTCTTTTTCTTTACTGGTTTCTTCTTCTTCATTGGTTTACCGTATCCGTATCCTGGCATATCTATCTCCTATGAGTGAAATTGTGTTGCTAATGATGGTTTTAATTCCATAGTTACTATGTAAGTAATTTTGCTTGCTGTACCGCTATTCTTAACTCTTAGTACATCATTTTCTTTTAAATCTATCTGTAAGTCTTTTAACAACAAATACTCACCATTAGTTGCTTGTAATGCTTTAGCATGAGCTAACGGATACTCTGTTGTTGAGTGACTGTCATACCAGTACAAGTCTGCGTCCTCATTACCAGCAGTAGCTAAGATATAAATCATGTGTATCTCAGCAGTGTTCTTTGCTGGGACAGTATACATAGGGACTTTATCGCTTAGGTTTTCTCTTGTTATTACTGCTGTTACGCTTCTTGCCATGAATTATTCTTTCTATTGAGTTGACAAACCCTGCCCATATCTCTTGTGGGCTAGGAAGTAACCACCCTAATACCAACAACAATAAGTACCACATTGGTACATTAGTATTATTCTGCACTAGGCTATCTACTTTAGATGTGTTAATGCTGGTGTCATTTTCCTTCTGACTAACATTAACATTCTCACCTTCGATCTTAGTGTTGTCTTGTTGACCTACTACCTGCTGTGTATTCTCTTTACCTACCTGGGCATTAGCATTAACATTAGTACCAGATTTACCTGGCATTATAGCTTTAGCAATTCCTAATGCAGTACATCCTTGTAAGAATATTATAGCACATATTGACAATAAAATCAAGTACTTTTTAGTCATCTGTTAAGGATAAGATCTACCAGCCACCCAAAGGAAGCACCTAATATTAGTAGTAATACACCAGCACCTTTCCATTTAGTCACTACTTCAGTCATTCCTTGAACGTCTATACGCAACTGTTCCATCTGACGTTGTAAAGACTCTACCTGAGCTTCTAGCCTACCTATTTGTTGGTTTAGATCTTCCATTATTTAGCTTTCTTAGCTGTTCGTTTAGCTTTCTTAAACGCTGTAGCAGTAGGAGAACCAGGACTACCTACTTTTCTCATACGTTCACCAGAACCTGCTTTAATACGTTTACGTTTAGCATGGATGTTTGCGTATAATCCTTTTTTAGCTGGCATTACCACTTCTCCTTATTAGCCCAATATGCTGCTGACATCTTACCTTTAGATATATTCTTAGCGTGTCTAGCTTTGAATGATTTACGTCTAGCTTTCTCTGATGCTGTTTTAGGAGACTTACCTGCACCTGATACTCCCTGCTGACCAAACCTTATAGTCTTAACTTTGTCACCCTCTTTAGCCACAACAACGTGTGACTTAGTAGGATGATTAGGTGTACGTTTAGGTTTGTTAAATCCCGATACTCCTGCTCTTTCTAGTCTACTGTCTTTCTTCACTTTTAGCCTCCAGTAACTTTACTCTAACGTGTAAGTCTGCGAATCTTTGAAAAACTTCTTCTTTTAATTCATGCCTTGCAAAAGCATTACCAGGACTAGGAATAATCTGTCCTTGTGGGTCCACTAACATCATCATGTTAGCTTGCAACAGTTGTATCTCACCTCTTAGATCATTGACGTTACTAATAACCCACCACATCGCAGCAAGTAGTACTGGTATAATTCCAGCAAGTAACGTAGCTAAGTCAAAGTTTTTCATTAGTCTGCTGGATCAGGCGTGTTGCCTTCTGCTAACCACTTTAAGTATTCTTGATAGTCTGTGTTAGCTTCGTCAAATGGTATGTGAGCATTGTCAGATAATCGGTTAACCATCTGAATGGTTTCGTTTGTAAGTTCATCTATGCCTAATAATTTATACATTTATAACTCCGCATCTGCTTTTACATAGGACACATAAGGACTAGCACCACAATAAACACCTAAATGGCTAATAGTGCTATAACCAAAACCACTGCCAACTAAAGGAGTTCTAATAGCATTATAAGTAAATGTAGGAATTGCTCTCATTTCTACAGGATAAGGATAAGTTATCATGCCATTACCAGCCCAATCACCTCCATAAATGTTTCCAGTGTTTTTCCAGTAATACCTCTGACACAACTGCAACTCAGTCGTATACGGTCTATGCTCAAACTCAGTAGCTGACTCACCAACCTCTAGCTGGACTCCTGTGATCTGCCAGTAGTTACTACTTGAATTGAAAAAATTTACTTGGTTTGGTGTTGCGTAATTATTTATATTGTAATCTTGCCAAGTTCCGTCTGTGAAAGTCCCGCTTTTTTGATCAGTACCCGTAGCTAAAAAATGGGCAATATGCATCCCAAACTCCGCATCATTTCCCATTGGATCGCTTGTATCTCCAACAAAAGTTAAAGTTTTGTACTCCCAAGTATTAGAAGAAGTTATTGAATAAGCTTTGCCAGTAGTTCGAGATCCATCTGCTCGAAAAAGCGAGCAAGTATAATCCCCAACGACATTCGATTTAACCCAAAAAGAAACCGTTATGGTCTTTGGACTTGCGCTTCCGTAAGCTAAGTGCTGCAAGTTTTGCGATTCAATAATCTGACGAACATAAAAAATCGAGTTGGAGTTAAGCGATAGTTGAGTATCTGCTTCTACTTTTAATGAATTTGCAAACCCTGCTGGTGCATCTGAATCTTGCGAGCAAGAAAATGCGTTTGAATTTAAAGAACTTGCAACAACTGCCCATCTATCACAAGTTTTATATCCAGAGGTTGTCTGACCAGTTACACTCGTCCCACGCTGTGCAATCTGCATCGCACCGTTAATAATTAAATTCTTACCTACTACGTTATTAGCATTAGGCGTGACTCCATTGATGCTTGTTGTGTTACCAGCATTGGCATCAGTAATTGCATTGACTGCGATTGTACTCATGTCTTAGGATACCTTTCTTTAACTGCTTGAATCTGTGCAGCCATGTCATCAGGAAACACACCAGCGTGATACAGTGCGTCTAGTTGATCGCCTATTGCTGGATACTCAGTAACACGACTACGAGCATACTGTTTAGCATCGTATTCAGCTTGCAGTCTAATAACCTCAGCGTCTATCTCTGCGTCAGTTGGTTGTGTTTGCTCTGTGTCTAACCACTCAAGCTCATTACCACGCATTGCCCATTGTGCGTCAGGACGTAAAGAAACAATTGCATCTACTTTGTCAGCAACTCCATCTAAGTTAATCATTGTGCGATCTCCGTAGCTGATAAATAAACTGAATTTGGGAAAGTAGTGTTATTGTTGCCAACGTATATTGATCCACTTGCAGTTCTTGCAAAAAGATTATAAGTAACTGCAGAAGTTTTATTTGGAGAATCAAATACAAAAAAACTTGGAAGTTGCCAGTATGTTGTAGTGTATACAACTGCGCCTGTAAAACCATTTAAGGCATCACCACTTAAACTTGTTGTTGCGTCTCTATAAATATCCAAATAAACATAATGAGCAGTAGAAAGAACTAATGCAGAAATGTCTATTTTAATTTTACTGTTTGCAAATTTAGGAGTAATTGATACTGAAAAACCAGTATTAGTAAATGATGTAGCACTAGAGAAAAACTGAGAAACTGCTGCAGTACTATTAACAATTTGTAACACACTACCTGCTGGCATTGCATTAGAAGGCACACCTGCTGTAG